TTAGAATCTAAGCTTTGGATTGAGGGTAATAGAAAATGAATTACGTTTTTGTTCAGGAGTTTTTATATATGTTATATCATTTAGGATAGATTTTAGATAAGAATTTTTAGTTATAACATCAGAGCTACTTTTATAATTTTCAATAGCATTATTAAGTGTTTGTAATAATGCTTTAGTATCTTTTTTAGTTTTCTTAAATTTTATTTTTTCAGAAATTTTTTTCATTTCAGATTCAACTAAATTAATTCTTGAATCTATATTTTTAGAACGCTCTAGGAAAACATCTTCTGTATATATTCCACGCTCTAAGAAATCAAATAAACTAAGTCTTTGCTTATTTAAGGTAGACAATTCATTTTCTAATAGAATTAATTCTTTTTCTTCATTAGAAGTATTTTGTATAGTTTTTTGTTTTTTTACTTCAAGCTTTTTATTAGAATAATATTGTTCTAAAGAATCAATAATAGCTTTTTCTACATAATCAAATCTAACACTTTTATTACCGCATTTATGGACACACATAACTCTTAATATTCCACGAGAAGGTCGCATAACCATAGCTTTACCACACACACCACAAACAAGTAAACCAGCTAATGGATTTATAGGAGCATTGGTTAACTGATAAGGTATATGATATTTATTCTTTAAAACTTCTTGAGTATTATTCCAAACTTCTTCACTAATTATAGGCTTATGCTTACCATTTGCGATTATCCATTCGCTTTTATCTCTAGTTCTAGTATCTTTAACTTTACCTAAAGTTTTAGATTTTTTTATTTCTTTCTTTTTCCATGTAACTTTACCTATATAAACAGGATTTTTTATTATAGTTAATACAGAGCTTGGACTAAAATTATTACCTAGTTTAGTTTTAAAACCTAAATTATTTAGTTTTTCACTAATTGCACTAGCTCCATTACCATTTATATATGAATCAAAAATAATTTTAACTCCTTCTGCTTCATGTTCATTTATCTTTAGAGTTCTGCTTTTAAGAATATAATCTATATCATATCCATACGGAGGGGCAGAAGCTATATAATTTCCATCTTCGACACTTCTAACACGTCCACCTTGCATACGCCTAGTAATCATTTTTAATTCTTTACGGCTCATAAAAGCTTCAAATTCTGAATATTCTTCATCAAAGTCATTATTTAAATCATAAATTTTATTTGGAGTTATAATTTTGGTTTTAGCATTTTTAAAGGTTTCTAATATAATTCCTTGCTCCTTCATATCACCACGCCCTAGACGTTGCATATCCATAACAAGAACACCATTATATTTTTTATCTTCAACTTCTTTTAAAAGTTCTAACATTTTAGGTCTAAAGAATAAGCTTTCCCCAGAAACTATTTCTTCTTTAATTTCTACAATATGTAGATTTTTTTCTTTAGCGATCTTTAATAATGCTTTTCTATGTTTAGATAAAGTTTCACCATGACCTAAAGTTTTTTCCATTTCTTCATCAGCACGGGATTTTCTTAAATAAATACATACATTTTCCATTATTTCCTCCTAAAAAAAAGCCTTACCAATACGAAAATTAGGAATAAACATTATATTATAACAATCTATAGTATAGTAAGCACCATATTTACTAGTATAATATTCAATAGCCTCATTTAGATATTTTTCTGTTATATTCAAAAATTCAGCAATTTCATATTTTGTTTTGCAACCTGCTTTAAAAGCATTTATCAAATCTAGAATACCTGCATTTTTTTTATAACCCCATCTTCTAGCCAATACTTCTTGTTTTCGATTTGATATATTAGATTGATTGGATATATCCCCAACAGTTAAATGGTAATGTCCAAGTTCTTCAGCTAAAACACAACATTTTTCTTGAGTAGTTAAATTTTTATTTATAACAATTCTATTACCACAACAACGACCTTTTCTTGTTTTTAAATTATATTCTTTAACAATTATTCCGAGCTTATTAGCTTCTGTTAATAATTCTTCATATAACATCATAATCACCTTTATTATTTCCAAAATTCTTCGTTAGTCATTATTTCATCATCATGTTTAATGTCTTCTTCTGAGAATTCACCTTCTTTATCATGCGAAGCACGTGGCATTAAATATTCTTTACCAGGTTCTTCCCATATTTCTTTTTTCTTATTAATAGGAATAGGTTCTGATTTTTCATATTTACCACTATCAATTAAATCATTAGTATATGCAGTAACTTTTTTTCTTCCAACAATATTAAGTTTTCTAAAGCTTTCTATATGCTGTTCTTCTTCAAGAGATAATGTAATACTGTTTTCTTCAAATCCTAAAAGCCATAAAGGGCTTACATCTAAAGCGTTAGCTAGTACACTTAGTTTATCAACAGGCATGTTTTTTATTGAACCACTTTCATATCTTTGTAATGTTGATTTGCTCATATTAGTTTTTAGTGCTAAATCTTGATAAGAAAGTTTAAGTTCTAATCTTCTACTTTGTATTCTATTCATTATATCTTTCATTTTTGAATCATCTAGTAAATCATTCATTTAATCACCTCATAACTTTATTATAAAATATTTTTTCATAAATGCAACGATTATTTGAAAAAGATTAAAAAAAAGTTGCATAAATGGGTTGACATATAAAAAATAAGGTGCTATGATTTAATCATCCCAAATACGCAACGGAGGTGAGCAAATGATTTATAACAAATTAAAAGGAATTATGAAAGAAAGAAATTATTCACAAAGTAAATTAGCTGAAAAATTAGATATAACAACTCAAAGTTTAAATGCTAAGCTTAATGGACGTAGACAATTTACCATAAAAGAAGCATTTGAAATTATTTCTATTTTAAATATAGAAAATTCAAATGATATAGTGGAAATTTTTTTTACAAATTATATCCCAAATATGCAACAAAAAATAAGTTAGGAGGAATTTACAAATGGAAAATAATTTAGTTTTAAAAGGAATGAAAAATATAGATGGAATGAAGTTCCATGATATAGAAGGAGGATTTGGAGAAGGAAAGAAAGCAATGTTAGTAAAAGAAATTGCTAATATTCACAAAAAAGAATTTAAGCATATTAATGAAGCTATTAACAAGAATAGAAAAAGATTTAATGATAATGTAGACATTATTGACTTAAAAGGAACAGAGTTCGCGGTCGATTTGATCGACAGCGGAATTTATACACAAAATTCAATGAATGCAAGTAAGAATATTTACTTACTATCAGAAAGAGGATATGCAAAACTTCTTAAAATTTTAGAGGATGATGTTGCTTGGGAGCAGTACGATAAGTTAGTTGACGGATATTTTACTCTAAGAGCTAAAGAAAAAAGTGGACAAGCTAATAATTTTAAGACAACAGAAGAATTATTAATATATCAACTTCAAGAACAACTAAAAGTTAAAAAGCAATTAAATGAAGTTAATCATAGAGCATTAGAAGCTAAAAATAAAGTTGAGAAATTAGATAAAAAAGTAGATGACAAATTTGGTGAGTTACCTTTGTTTACCGTAGACTCTAAAGCATTATCAAAATTAGCTAATTCAAAAATGACCGCAGTACTTGGTGGGAAAAAATCACCTGCATATAAAAAATTAAATCGTAAAGGTTGGGCGGATTTATATGGACAAGTTCATAGAGAATTTGGAGTATCTGAAATAGGTGCAATTAAAAGAAAAGATTTAGAAAAAGCAAGACAAGTAATTATAGATTATGTTTTACCAACACATTTAAAAGAGCAAGTAGAAATAGCTAATAATCAAATAGAATTTGAAAAAGCTAATTAGGAGGTAACAGATGAAAAAGAGAGCAAGAAGATTAAAGAGAAAAGAAGCAGAACTTGTAAGTAAAGCTCTAGGAATAAATGGAGTAAAGAAAAGATTTTTATTTGCAGGTTGGAATGCAGAAGGAATGATTCTATATGATAAATTGGAAGATAAAATTTTAAAAACAAGATGTTAGAGGAGGAAAAAGAAATGGAAAGAAAAGAATTTTTAGAAGAACTTAAGATGTTAATAACAGCACAAAGATCCCACATATCACGAATTAAATCAGATAGTGAATATATGACTAACGTATTAAAAGAGAGAATAAAAAGAGCAGAAGAAATGCTAGATAAGTTAGAAGAGGATTATTTTCACCCAAATATAGAGAACAATATTAAAAAATTTGATGTTAATGGAAATCTAATTAATGAAGTATCTAATAATCTAGTAAAAGAAAAGACTACTACAGAGCAAGTAGAAGAAGGATTATTGAAACTATTTAATAAGTATGTTGAAACTGTAGAGAATAACATAGAGAATTATCTCCTTGATGATAATAATTATATTACAACCTTATGTCCTATCGTAGACAGGCTTTTAAAAATAGAATCAGATAAAAAAATATCACAGGAGTATTTTAAAAATTGAACAATAGATTGGAACCTTGGAAATTATTTTTAATAGGTTGGACCATAGTAATTATAGGATTATCAATTATGTATTTATGCATTATGTATTCATAAATACATAATTGAAAAAATAATAATAACAGAGGAAAAATATCAAAGGAGTAATCATTATGATGGAAGCAGATGTAACAATAATTGAGCCAAATAATACGGCTGAAGAAAATGCACAAGCTATTGAATATTCTATTACACAACTTACTCTAATGCTTAAAGCATCTAATCAAATAGCAGAGGATTCATATGTTGAGAATCCTTGGAAGGATGTTAAATGGCCTGATAAAGGAGAATATGCTCCTAAAGTTCATAAGTATCACTATTGTTTTGATTAGTTGGACAAGTGTAAGGATAAAATTATCCTTACTTAAGAATTAACATAACATAATAAATATTAATAAAAGAAAAGGAGGAAAAGATATGAATAACTTATCTTATAAAAATAAAATAGAAAAACTAATAAATAGAATGGAAAAGAACTTAAAAGATGACGATTATAAATATATTTTAGTACAAAAAAAATTAGAGATACCAGTTCATATAGGGAAGAAACACAGTACCTCTAATAAGCCATTTGATAAAATATCTATTTAAATTCTATCAATTCTAAGGAGGAATGTCAAATGAATGTACTCGAATTTATAGATACTGTAGTAGAAGCTGTAGAAAATACAGAATTAACAATAGTACAAGCTATTAATTATATTAAGGAGATGAATGGATATGGAGTTAGCAGATAGTATGTATAGTTATAGATATGAATTTCCAGCAGCTAAAGTTATAGATAGATGCAAGAATTGTGGAAATGATATATATGAACATCAAAAATATTGGGATGTATTTGGAACTATTATATGTGAAGAATGTATAGATGATTTTAGTGTGGAGGATTAGAAGATGGAAACTAAAGAAAAATTATCATTTTTAAAGAGGACTCAAAAAGTAAGATTAAAATTAACAGAATTAAATTTGAAAAAGACAGGATATAATTCTTATTCAAAGTATCATTATTGGGAACTAGAAGATTTTTTACCTAATGTAATAAGATTATGTGATGAATATGATTTATTTACAGAGTTTCAAATAGATTGGGAAACAAATATTGCAACATTAACAATAATAGATGCAGATGATGAAAATAAGAAAAAAGATTGGACTACTAAAGTAGAGAAATTACAGTTAAAAGGTTGTAATGAAATGCAAAACATTCAAGGGACATATACATCAGCTAAAAAAATATTATATTTAACAGCTTTTGAAATAGCAGAGGGAGATTTAAGTGAGATTAGTAAGCAAGAGCAAGAGGCAAATGATGAAGCTAATCAGTTAATTTCATTGGATGATATAGAAAAAATTAATAAATTAATAAATACAACTGGAACAGATAGAGAAAAATTTTATAGCTATTTCAAAATAAAAGAAGTTGGAGAGCTTCAATATAAAAATTATTATAGAGCTATTCAAATGCTTACAAAGAAGAAGGAAGAAATAAAATTTAATAATACTGAAATAAGTAAAGTGGAACAACTACCATTTGGAGGAATGAATAATGGAACAATTAATTGTTAGAGAAAATAATATAAGAGACTTATTAGATGAACTTAATAAATATAAAGGAATAGTGCCAACAGGGGATAAACAAGATTTAAAAAATGAGAGAGCAAAGCTTAATAAATTAAATAAATCTGTAAAAGTACTAGAACAAGCAGAAATAAAGAAAATAAAAGATAAGTATATAGATATATATGAGAAAGTAAAAGAGGTAAAAGCACCAATAGAAAATTTAATTTTTAATATTGAAGAAAAAGAGAAAAAAGAAAAAGTGGACAAGATACAAAAATATATTAGAGAAAATTATGAAAGTATAGAACATAGAATAACTATACAGCTAGATTATCTAAAATCAGCAATGTCAATGAAAAAAATAAAAGAATATATTGACTTACAAGTTAAAAATATTAAAGAAAGAGAAGAAAAATTATCACATATATATCAAACTGATTTAAGAATAACAGGAGATATAGAGAAATTAAATTTATTAAAAGAATTTTTAGTAAATAATAATATCAAATTTAAAGATTTTGGAATGAAAGAAATAGAAGAATAAGGATTGATATTATGGCAGAAGGTTGGATAAAACAATATAGAGCAATAAGAGAACATTGGTTATGGAGTGATAAACCATTTGCAAGAGGACAAGCATTTGATGACCTTCTGCTTATGGTAAATCACCAAGATAACAAGGTTTTAATAGATGGAGAATTAATATTAGTAAAAAAAGGACAAAGAATTACATCATTAAGATCTTTAGGAGAGTCTTGGGGTTGGAGTGTAAAAAAGGTTAAAAAATTTTTAGAACTTCTTCAAAATGACAATATGATTTCTTTTGAATGTGATACTAAAAAAACTTTAATAACTATTCAAAATTGGAGTAAATATCAAGAAAAGGAAACAGTTCTAGACGTTGAAAACAGAGAGATAGCGGAGAATGAGGAAACACAGAAGAAACACGGAGGAAACACAGAAGAAACACAAAAGAAACACACAGGAAACACAGAAGAAACGCAGAAGAAACACGGAGGAAAACAAACAAGAATGATAAAGAAAGAAAAGAATGATAATAATGAAAAAAATGAGGAAGAAGGAGAAGAAAAGACTTCACACTCTACGCTGGACGGACAGGACAGAAATAGTATAGAAAATAAAATTTTTGATATTGTTGGTGATGTTGGGTTTGAAACTTGGTTTAAACAATGTGATATTTCTGAAACTGATAAACATATAGTTATTAAACCTCATAATGAGCTTACAGAGATCACAATAAAGAAAAAATACTTAGAGATACTAAATGCTCTATTAGATAAAAATATCTTATTAGAAGAGCGAGAGGAGGTTAAAATGGGGTAATTATATTTTGGTTAGGACTTAACATAATAATAGGAATATATATCTTAATTGAAGGTATGAAGAAATAGGAGGAATAAATATGAATAATTTAAATATTGATACTTGGAAAGAGCAACTATTGCTTAATGCCGAAGAAAGAATTAAAGAATTAGAAAGAGAGAATAAAGAGTTAAGAGATGAATTACATCATATAAGCCCATTTAAAAGTTGGAATAAAATTAAATCTTCAATCGACGACGCTAGTTATAGTATTCCAGTTATTCAAAATGCTTATGAAAAATATAAAATAATAGCTGCTATATCTACTGTTATAAGAATGACGTTTAATCTTAATCAAGTTACTAGGTTGCTAGAAAAAGATTATGAAAAAGCTCAAGAAATTACTGATGATATATTGAACTTTATGAAAGAAAATAATGTGAAAAATTAGGAGGATAAATAAAATGATTAAAAACAATAAGGGATGTAAAGGATGTGCGAAATTAGTTCAAATCGTTAATACAGATGCTAAGTTTTGTACTACTGAACAAGGCGTTTTATATATCGTAGAGGATAAATTTTATTTAAATAATAAAAATTGTGATGAAAAAGTCAATTATGTAACACTGAAAGGACAAGATTGGAAATAAACCATTTTGCTGATGTCAACAAAATGGTAGGAGGAATTAAAATGAATCGAGTAATTAAAAAATGTGATTTTGCTGTGATAGGGATGTTTTGGTCAGTTATTATCCCACCAACTATATTCTTTTATATAACTTCCATGGCTACTGTACATGATATTATAACATTTATTGAAGTTATGATTAGTTTCACGTTATCAATATATTTACCAATTATATTTTTTAGAATTAGTATTTTATTAGAGGAGAAGGAGGAATAGAAATTATGAAAGCTACAATAGGAAAATTTATTATAGAATCAGATACTAGACAATATGTTGTTTGTGAAAAGTGCATTGTGAATGCGGAAACGGCTACTAAAGAAGAAAATATCGGTAAGGAATACAATAAGCCGATTGGATATTTCAATCACTTAGAAGAAGCTTATAAATTTATTGGAGAAAGAACAGTTAAAACTAATGATGATGTAGAAACTATTCTAAATAAATTACAAGAGATAATTGATTGTTTAAAGGAGGAAAAATAAAATGAAAAAGTTATTTATATCACAACCTATGAGAGGCAAAACTGATAAAGAAATATTAGAGGAAAGAGAAATGGCAATTAAAAAAGCTAAGGCAATATTAAGAGAAGATGTTGAGGTATTAGATACATTCTTTGATGATTTTAAAGGTAATCCAAAACCTTTAAATTATCTTGCCAAATCAATTGATTTTTTAGCAGATGCAGATATAGCTTATTTTGCATCAGGTTGGCAAAATGCTAGAGGTTGCCGAATAGAACATCAATGTGCAGTAGGTTACGGAATACAATGTATATATTAATAAACCGAAAATAATGTTTGGAGAATGAATATGAAAAAACTAATACAAAAGACTGATAAATATATCTGGTATCAGTATGGATCAATTCATAGATTACATGTATTTAATGATAAATATACAATTAGTGATAATATGAAAGGTCTTGTTACTAAAAATATTGAAAACGTAAGAAAAAGAATAGAGGAGCTGAATTAAAATGATAGATTTAAATAAAATTATAAATGAAAAGATGGTAGAAATAGAAAAGGGAGGTTTTGTAGAAAAGACAATAGAAGATAATTTAAAGAAATGCTTAGAAAATGTTATTTCAGATGTATTTAGTTATAGTGGTCCAGTAAGAGATGGTATTAAAAATCATATAAAAGAAAATTTAAATATAAATTTAGATGATTTAAATATTCCTCAATATAACGCATTAGTAGTACAAGCTGTAAATAAAAAAGTAAAAGAAATGATTGAAATTCAAGGAATAAATAAATTGAATGAGTGCATAGATAAAATGCTTATAGATGTAAAAGAAGAATATACATTGTCAGAAATAATAGAACAATTAAAAGAGGATGATTATAAAGAAAAATATGAGTATTCAGAAGATGATTATTTAACATTAATTATAGATGAAACAGCATATGGATATAAGCATATATATTTAGATTTAGAATCTGATAAAAGCAAATATTCATGTGATTATGAAATAAGCATAGATAAAGAGGGGAGGATATATTCTACTCAGTTAGGAAGTATTGATATTACTAAAAATGCAAAAATAGGTACTTTATTTGGATTAAATGAAATGATATTTAAAATATATTCAAGTGGAGCAAAAGTAATTTTAGATAAAGGAATGGATCCAGATGATTATAATACTTATCTAGGTGAAGATTATTAAAGTTATAAAGGAGATGAATTAAATGGATTGTGTATGTATAGAATATGGAGCAAGATATTCAAAATTAACAAAAGAATTATTAGATACTAAACCAGATATTTATTATAGAGCATTGATTGCATTAAGAATTAAGGAATTGGAAAGACATAGTGGCTATATTAAAAAGATAGATAAAGCTAAAAAGAATGGTACTAAAATAAAATTTAGTGTTGCTTCTAGTAAAGAAGAAGCATTAAAAGCTATAGAGGATATAAATAAAAGTATAAAAGAAGTAAATTCTAAGTTTAATAAAAAAATTAGTACAATTAGTTTGGTTGAAGATTAGTATAAATAAAACTTAATATGAGGATACTTTATATTCAAGTATTCTCATATGATATTCAAATGATAAGGAGATTTAAAAATTATGGAGATGGAAAGATTTGAAATAGAAAGGTTCAATATAGGAGATAAAGTTAGCAATATTAACAATTGCAAGGTTGGAATTATAGTTAGAATTTATAAGAACGGAAGTATAGCAGTTTTAGAAAAAGTTGCTCCAACTGTAATTTCTACTCATGATAGTAATAAAACATTAAGTCTAGTAGAGAAAAATAGTGTTCCAATATATGATGAAACATTATAAAAGTAAAAGGAGCGTTAGGAATGAGCAATATAGAAGTTAGAGAATTAAAACAACAAAGCAAAATATTTAGAGAAATGGCAGACTTACTTGATAAAGCAGTTATAGCTATTGAAAATGGTGAAGATGATAAAGTTGAAGAAATAGAGGGAGCGTGTTTAATTAAAATAATGCAACTAAAATCTATAGAAATTAAGGGAGAATAATAAATGGATATATATAAGAAATATTGTGATTATTGTGGAGAGCAACAAGTAGCTAAAAAGGGAATTATGCAAAACATGAGTAAGCTAATTATAGAAAAAAAGCAAGGTATAGTTAAGTTTGAGATATGTCAAAAATGCTCGGAAGAAATAATAAATAAAGTAGTGAATAATCAGGAAAAGATTGAGCGCTGTGAAAATACAATAGTTTGAAAATGCGAAGGGAGAATTAAAAATGAATAAAGAAAAGTTAGAAAAAATAAATCAATATATAGCTAGAGTAGATGTCTTAATAACACATTTAGATGATATTATACCTATTGCTCTTGAAGATGAAGAATATAGAGAAAATGAATTGTTAGATGATTTAAAGTATGCAGAAAAAAGAATAGCAATTATAAAGAAAACCAAAAAAGAATTAATGGAACTTAATGCACAATCTTTTTAAAATATGTAAAGGAGATAGAAAAATGAAATTTGAAAATTTAAGAAAAGAAGATAGAGAATTAATAAAAAGAAGTATGTTAAATCATTCAGTAAGCTTAACTTCGGAAGCGTTGGAATGTAAAGAAGCTATGTCAAAAGAAGCTTATGAAAAAACAATGAGAGATGCAGATAGATTAATTTTTTTAGTAAATGTATTAAATGATAGAAAAAACTATGATTAATTAACAATCCTTTGAAAATGCGAAATGAGGTGAGGAGTTGAAAGGAAAGATTTTTAAAGTTTATGTTGATGGAAAACTAAGAATGGGTTGTGGTAGTCAATTTGTATTAATGAACAATGTTGTAAGGTTACATCAAAAATACGGAAAAGATAGAGTTAAAATCGTAGAATGTGAAGAAAGTATACAATTTACAAAAGAAGAATTAAAAGAATTAAAAAGGGCTATGAATTTACAAGATGAATAAATCACAATTCAAATAAAATGCGAATGGAGGAGATCGGAATGAAATTTTTAGATTATGGGACAAGATTTATTTTTACTAAGGACTATATTACAGAAACTAGAGAATATAAAAAAGGAGCTAAATGTAATACTTTAAATAATATAGTTGTTTTAGGACTAAGTGGGGAGTATTTATTTGATATTGATAGTAAATTAGCAAGAAAATTTGGAAAAATAATAAATGAGTAAATACACAATCCAAATAAAATGCGAAGGTAAAATAATGAAAAAGAAAAAATGTAAAAAGATCTTAAAAGCTTATGAAATGAGAAAAGAAGAAGTAAAAATAGTAGCTGAAATTTTAGAAGAAATACAGATGAAACCTACAGAAAAATCAAAAGAAAATGGAAGAAAATTAATAAAATTTTTTGATGAAATAGAAGGAAAAACAAATGAAAGAGATAGTAAATACAACTGATAAATTTATAGTTTGTAAATATGGGAATGTATATAGAGTACATTTTTATGATGATAAAAGAAAAAAGGTTGATGAAATGAAGAGTTTTATAACTAAAAGCTTTGATAAAGTTAAAAGATTTTTATAAAAAAGGAGAAATAAAAATGACTAACGAACAAATGATAAAAATAATACAAAAAGCGGTAGATAAATATGGAGAAAAACAATTGGATATCGCACAGGAAGAGCTTGCAGAGCTTATACAAGCAATTAGTAAATATAAGAGAGCAAGTACACCTGATGAAATTGCAAAAGCTAGAAACAATGTTATAGAGGAATTAGCAGATGTGTGTATAATGGTAAAGCAAATATGCTTCTTATTAGATTTTAATAGAGACGATTTAATAACCAATATGATGAAATATAAACTTAGAAGATTAGACCAAAGAATGGAGAATGAATAATGATTAATACTAAAACATGGACTGAAGCAGATACAATTACTTTAGATAGAATGATTAAAGAAGGGTGTAGTAATAAAATGATAGCAAAATACTTAGCAAGACCAGAGAGTTATATATCAGCAAAAAAGAAAACATTAGGATATAACATTAAATCTATAAAACACTGGACTAAAGAAGAAGATAAAGAATTAAGATATTTATATTATGCTGGTGCTACAGATGAAGAGTTAGCAATTAAGTTTAATCGAACACCACACCAAATTTATCAACATAGATATAAAAAAGGATATGTAGAGTTGATTAGATATGATTGGGATAAAAAATTCCTTCAAGAATATTTTATAAATCAATTAAAATCATCTAAAAATTTAACTGAGGCTATGACTAAAACTAAACTTTCATATGATACTATTAAAAAATATCTTAGAATTTTTCTAAAGAAAAAGATAATATCTAAAAAGCTATATGATGACTTATCCAATAAATTTTCTAGAAAAATTGTAAAGGTGGGATAATAATATATAAATTATAGAATATAATGAATTGTTTATATATTTATTTAAATATATAATTAAATTAAGAAATGATTAGCGATAGGATTACAAATAAAGCAAATCTTAATTTATATCACTTGTAATAAAACTAGATAGAAGTATTAACATTAAGGGTTTAGAAATAAATCCTTTTTGTTATATTAAGGAGGAATTATTGTGGTTGAAGATTTAGAAAAATATAAGATAAGAAGTGTAAGAATAAAAACATTAAAGCAAGAAAGGAATGTTTTTAGTTATGACAAAGAGAGAGTTAGAAAAATTAATAAAGAAATCAATGAACTTAATTATTATCAACAGAAAGTAAAGAACGGATTATTAATATTAAAAGAAAATGAGAGAGAAATAATACATAAAAGATATATGGACTTAGATTATCAATTTAAAAGTTCATATAGATTAGCACAGGATTTATATACTAGTTATTCATTGTTAAGAGCTCAATATAATAGTGCTATTAAAAAGTTAGAGGATTTAGATACAGGGAGAGGACTTCATTAAATAATACATATTAAAAATAAAAAATGGATAACTTACATACGCCCGTAAGAATTGATTTAATTTATTTAGTAAAAACAAGCTAAATAAATCGGAATCAGTTCTTTTTTTTATATTTAAAATTAAGCTATCAAATAAAAGGAGGATAAATTATGAGAAATTTAACGGTTAAACAATCAAAATTTCTTAATCTTATTCTTGAAGGTAAGACACAATTTGAAGCTTATAAAGAAGTATATAGCTCTAAATTGAAGCCAGATACTATTAAGGTCAAAGCTTCAAAATTATTTAATAGTGAAAAAATTCAAATAGAATATAAAAAAGCATTATCTAAAGCACAGGATAAAGCTATATATACAAGAGTGCAAGCTACAGAAGATTTAAAGTATTTGATAGAAGAATCTAAAGCAGATATACAGAAGTTTGGAATAAAACAAAGTAATGTATTAGGACTTACAAAAGGAATAGAGCAAATGACAGCTATTTTAGGATTATCTATTATTGATAACAAGAAAATAGAAATTGAAAAAGAAAAATTAGAAATTTCTAAATCAAAACTACAAAAAGATAATGATAATTTACAAAAAGAAAATGCCCAGCTTTTAAGAAAGGTAATTTATGATGAGTAAATTTACTACAAAGCAACAAGAGGTATTGGACTGTATAAAAAATGATATGCCTAAGATACTTGTTACTTATGGAGCAAAAAGAGCTGGTAAAACTCATGTACTAAGTTTAGCTTTTTTAGGATTTATTGCTAAGCATGAAAATGATAATAAAAACTTTATTCTTGGAGGAGTTACGTATTCAACTATATGGCGTAATATACTTGAAGATTGGCAAAAGTGGTTAGGGATAGAAATTAAATTATCTAAATATAACAGCTTTAATTTGTTTGGTAATAACATTTATGTGCTTGGTGGTAGTAAGTCTAACTCTTGGGAAACTGCAAGAGGATTTACAGCACAAGGAGCATTTTTAAACGAAGCTACTGCATTAGATGAAACTTTTGTAAAAGAGTGTATTTCAAGGTGTTCAGAAGAGGGAGCAGTAGTATATATGGATACCAATCCAGAGAATCCAATGCATTATGTTAAAACTGATTACATAGATAAGGATGGGCAAAGGTTAAAAAGTGGAAAACTAAATATAAAAGCATTTCATTTTACTTTAGATGATAATACCAAAATAAGTGAAGAATACAAAGAATCTATTAAAGCAGCTACACCACAAGGGGTATTTTATGATAGGGATATAAAAGGTCTTTGGGTTAGTCCAGAAGGTGTTATATATTCTAGCTTTAGGCAAAATGTACATATTATAAAAAGAGAAAAAATACAAGATTTAGAGCTGGAAGATATATGGTGTGGAGTTGACTGGGGATATGAACATAAAGGCTCTATAACTGTATTAGGAAGAGATAAAAATAATAATTTTTTTTTACTAAAAGAAATAGTATCACAACATAAAGAAATTGACTGGTGGGTTGAGAGAGCTAAAGAAATTAAAAGACATTATAAAAAAGAGTTTGGAAATATTAGATTTTATTGTGATAGTGCTAGACCAGAGCATGTTGCAAGATTTCAGCGTGAAGGACTTAAAGCATTTAATGCTAATAAAAAAGTTCTTGCAGGTATTGAAGTTGTAGCAAAATTATTGAAAGTTAATAGGTTATTTATTTGTGAGGATTGCAAAGAAACAATTAAGGAATTTAATTTATATGTTTGGAATGATAAGACAGGAGAACCGATTAAAATCAATGATGACTGTATGGATAGTTTAAGGTATGCACTATATAGCTATTACATATTAAATCAAAAGATATTCGGATTCTAGGAGGTGTTTAGATGGGAATATTAAAAGCTATAAAAAATTTATTTAAGAAAGGAGCGAATAGAATGAGTAATGAAACATTTTTTACTGAAAATACTTTATTGACTTTATATGATGAATTTATTTCTTCTACTGACTTTGCTTGGTTTGAGATAGGTGATAGATATTATAAAAATGAAAATGATATTTTATATAGACAAATGTATTCAATTCAAAATGGGAAAAAAGTTATAGATACAGAACAACCAAATAATCATTTAAATCATTCGTTTGCTAAATGTTTAGTTGACCAAAAGGTTGACTATAGTTTAAGTAAACCACCTAAAATAACATCTGATGATGAAAATTATTTAGAACTATTAGAAAAGATTTTAAAAGATAATAAATTTAACTATAAATTAAAGCTTTTAGGAATTAAGGCAAGTAACAATGGTATATCATGGCTACACCCATATTTAGATTCGCAAGGACAGTTTAAATTTACTATTATTCCAGCTAATCAAGTTATACCAATATGGGCTGACGATATGAAAACAGAATTAGATGGAGCAATAAGAGTATACACTACTACAGTAATAAATGGACAATCTTTTGAAGAAATAGAAGTTATTGAATATTGGAGTAAAACAGGAGTAACAAAATATAAAATTCAAGGAAATAGTTTATCGCCATATACGGATCAGATAGATGATGATTTATTAACAGAGATTGATGGAGCATATGATGGACAGGAGTTGCCACACTTTATAAATAATGGAGTACGTAAAGCTTGGGGAATAGTTCCGTTTATACCCTTTAAAAATAATATAGATTCATATGGAGATATAAGATACATAAAGAACTTAATAGATAATTATGATTTAACTAGAAGTGATTTAGGAAACTCTTTAGAGCAACTTAGAAACTTTATTTTAGTATTAAAAAATGCACAAGGTTCAGACATAGAAGAGATACTACAAAATTTAAAATTATATGGAATGATTAAGACAGAGAATATTGATGGAAGTGGTTCAGATGTTGATATGTTGTCTAATCCAATAGATGCAACTGCATCAATAGAACATACAAATACTTTAAGAAAAAATATTATAGAGCTTGTACAAGGAGTTAACTTAAATTTAGAGTTAAGTATTCCACCTTCAGGAGTAGCACTTCAATTACTTTATTCTGGATTAGATATAAAAGCAAATGGATTTGAAACAGAATTTACGCAAGGATTTGATATGCTACAAGAATTTATAAATATTTATTTAGTGGAAAAAAATCAAATTAAAAAACAAGGATTTGCAGAAATTCAATATCAAAGAAATACACCTCAAAATATATCAGAGCAAATTCAAAATATAAGAAATTCACATGGTATCGTATCAAATAAAACTTTATTTGAAAATCATCCTTTTGTTAAAGATGCAGATGAAGAACAAAAAGAATTTGATAAGGACCAGAAGAAAATTTATAATTCTCATTTTGATAATGTTCCAATAAGTCATTTAGGAGAATTTAAATAATGATTTCTCAAAAACAACAAATGGTGAATTTATGGGGTGTCTATAATCAGCAAGAGCAACATAATAAATATTGGATTTTATTATATTTTTATCTTTTAAAAACTTGTAAGTATTATTTATCACTAGGAAATTATAAATCAAGAGAAATAAAATTAACGGCACATGAAGAACAAAAAGTATATCAAAAATTTAGGAATGAACTTATAGCAGATAGTATTAAAATACAGAAGTATATAGAGGAGCATTTAAAAGATACATATATTAAAACATGGGAATCTACTTTAAAAAATATTGAATCTAATACACCATTACCAAGTTTAAAAGAAATTTATGAGGACATAAATAAGGTGTGGGTAGGAGATAAGAATTTTAAAGATAGACAAGCACATAATACTAAAATAATTGAAAATAAGTTACATGATTTACTTTTAGATGAATCTTTAGATATAGAGGAAAAGTTTTTACAAGCTCAAAAAATCATAGGTGATTATAGATATATGATTGAAAGATTAGTTAGGACTGAAACAATACATACAATGGGACAAGCTTCTATTAAATGTATGATAAAAAATAATATTGGATATGTACAATGGATAACTTGTATGGATGAAAGAACATGTATTATATGTGGGGCTAGAGATATGAGAGTTTATCCTATAAATGTAATTCCACAATATCCAGATCATCCTAATTGTAGATGCTTACTTTTACCTTATAAATTATTTTAGGAGGAATATCATGATAGATTTTATTAAAAAATTAGGATTAGATGAAACTACAGAAAATGCTTTAATTGGAGCATGGAATGAAAAGAAAGCATCATTTGATAAAACTATTACAGACTTAGAAAGTGTTAAATCTCAAATAGAATCAGATTATAAAGAAAAATTAAAAGGGTTTAAAGATTATGACACTATAAAAGAAAAAGTTAATGAATTAGAACAGAAAATTTCTCAAAAAGATGTAGAAATTGAGCAATCAAAGAATAGAAATATAAACGATAGACTTGATTTTGAAATTGAAAAAAGGCTTTTACAAGGGAACTATGCTCATCCAGAACTATTAAAATCAGCAATTGATAAATCATCAATTAAATATGAAGATGGTAAATTTAATGGTTTAGATGAAGCTTTAAATACTATTAAAGAAAAATATTCAGATATGGCACAAGCAAACTTAAAAGGAGCTATGCCACAACAAAAGACCAAAAGTCCAACTCAATTGGATGTAAATAATATGTCAGCAGAAGATATTGCAAAGAATTGGACTAAAATTATGGAGCAAAGGAGAAAATAGATATGGCAGATATAACAACAGGAACACCAAATGGAACAGGAAATCCATCTAATGGAGCACCAATAGGAATTAATCCTACAATATGGACTGGCTCTTTAATGCATAATTATTATGAAAAGTCAGTAGTACCGTTAATAACTAAAAAAGCACCAGTAATACATGGAGATAAACTTATATATTCATTAGCTTCACCAGTAAATATTAATAAAGGAACTACATCAGATGATGAAACAGATGTTATTTATCAATCAGTGAAGCCTACTACATTATCAATTGAAATGGATAAAACATATGATTGGGCAATTAAATGTAGCAATATAGAATTATTTCAAACTAATTTAGACTTATTAAATGGAGAAATGCAAGAAGCAGCAGATGGATTAGATGAAGCAATTTCACAAGATGTTTATGCTGATATTTTTGCAAGTGCTGGGCAAACAATGGGAGCTATAGAGGTTAGTGGACTTAATGCGTATGATACTTTAGTCAATATGGGAACTATGCTAAATAAAAACAAAGTTCCTAAAAGAGGTAGATATGCAGTAATAGATAATGATTATTTAGGTATGCTAACAATGGACCCTCGTTTTCAATATGATCCTACTGTTTTAGAAAATGGAATAGTAGAGGGAAGAAAAATAGGAGGATTTACTATATTAGTCACTGATGATATTCCAACTTTGAAAGGTGGAGCAAAAGGAGTATTTGCTATTCAAAGAGATGGATATGGATATGGTACTCAATTTGATAATGTTGAGTTCTTTGAAAAACTTGAACAATCAAGAGGACAAGCAGTAAGAGGGCAAGTATTAGCAGGATATGGAGTTTTAAGACCAAATAACATTGTATCAGCACAAGTTACATATAATACAGAAATCCAACCTAATGTAGTTGATTAATGGATATATTAGAAACTTTAAAAGGGATAATTCCAGATGTGAATCCATCCCTTTTAAATTATTATGTAATGAAAGCTCAAAGTTATTTCTTATCTACTACTAATCTTGATTTAATACCAGATGAAGCAAATTTTATAGTTATAGATTTAGCATTAATATATTTAAATAAATTTGGTAATGAAGGTTTAAGTTCTACTTCCAATAGTGGAATAACATTAAATTTTGGGACAGATATACCAGAGGATACAAAAAGAGCTATAGCAAAGTATAGGAGAATATCATGGTAGTACCAGTTAGAAATTTTAAGACTTTTATTTTACAAGAATATTCTAAAGGAAGAAGCAAAGAGACAGGAGCGACAATTAATGATTGGATAGATGTGGCAACTATTAATATATCTATTGTTAAATCAAGACAGAGTTTAGTTATTGATAAAGTAAGAAGAATTGTAGAAACATATAAGGGATTAACTAAAAGTAATCTTTTAATAGCTGATACAACAAGATTAATATCAATAGATAAAACAGAATGTTACTTAGTTAAAAATGTAATACCTAGTCTTTGGAATAATATTGAGTTAGAAAAATTAGAGGAATTTTAAAATGTTAGATACAGAGGATTTTATAAAATCATTAAATAATTATAAAGAACATGTAAGAGAAACTCTAAAAGAGAATATGATTAGTATTAGTTCAGATACTTTAGAAGATGCTAAAAATAGAAGTCCTATAGATATAGGAACTATGCGAGAGAATAGTGGTTATTTTGTGAAAGAAGAGGAAAATAAAATTACTTCATTTATTGGATTTATGGAATTTTACAGTGTATATGTTCATCAAGGAACAGGCATATTTGCTTTAAATGGTGATGGTAGGCAAACACCTTGGTGGTGGAAAGGTACTACAGAAAAGTGGGAAGGTTGGCACTTAACTAGAGGACAAAGACCAAAACAATTCTTGTGGGATAGCTTAGTAAATAAAATAAGTACTATTCCAGAAGAACTGGGAGAAGGTGTTTAGATGGAAACAACTTTATATAAATTACTTAATAATAATGAAGAATTAATAAATTTAATAGGAGAAAATAGAATATTTCCTATATTTGCAACAGATTTAAAACAGTGTGCATTGGAATATGAGTATAGAGATTTAAAGAGTGGAATAGTTAATCAATCTCAATTTTCAATAAATATAATTTGGAATGATTATGACTTTATTTTAAATGTTAAAAGTCTATTGAATGAGATATTAATAGATAAACTTAATACTCAATATAAAGAATTAAATGGATATAAATTTAATATTATGTTATCTGGAGGAAGTTCTCCACTTTATAGAGATGATTTAAAAGTATATCAAATAAATTTAAATTACATAGTTAAATGGATAAAGATTTAAGGAGGAATACATATGACAACAGGAGTAGGAAGTACAGGAACATTACCTAATGGTCAAACATATGGACAATCATTAGCAGATGTTAATGAGGATGAAATAGTCATAGGTGGAGGAGCATTATATTTTGTACCTATAGCTAATTTAACATCTATACCAGATGATGACACTATAGAAGTTCCAAGTAATAATGTTGGATGGTGTAGTGGTGGATTTAAGATAAATTATAAACCTAAGGCTACAAAAGTATATAACCAATATGATCAACTAGTAAGAACATTTATAACTAGAGAAGATTTTACAGTTAAAACAGGAATATTAAACTGGAATGTAAAGAACTTAACAAACTTCTCAAATGCACAATATATAAAAACCAATACAGATGTAAGAAGCGTGTTTACAGGAAGTGGTGCATTAAATATATTTTTAATACGTTTTGTACATACAAAGAAATCAGATGGACAAAAAATAAGATTCACAATGGTAGGCCAAGGTGGAAATGGATTTGACTTAGCATTTGGAGATAAACCTACTACTGTAAACGCAGAATTAAATGCTATACAGTATTTTGAAAATTTCTTAGCAGAAATACGTGAATCACTAGCTCAAACAGGTTCAAATAGTTCATCAAGTAATTAGAAAGAAGGACATTAAATGTTATTAGATTTAGATAAATATTTAGAAGATATAGAAATACACTTAAAAGGTGAAGTTTTACATGTAGAAGCTATAAGTAATGAATATGCTAATAGATTTATTGCATCTATGACAGCACAAGATAAGGATATAGAGAAAATACAAAAACTTGTTATTGAATTTTTAAATAAAAATAGAGAAGGTAAAGTGTTTACAGAAGAAAATATAAATAATGAGTTTACATTTAAACAGTTAAGAGCGTTAATGATGTTTATTACTAGTGAAATAACAGGAATTGAAAAAAACTAAAAATCCCCATTCCAGATGGAGAAGTGGGGAAGTTAATAATAGAAAAATATTTTAAAAGTAATACTAAGCATTTTAATATTTATACACATGAAATAAAAATGATATCAAATTATACAGGATTAAATATGATAGAAATAAAAAAGTTACCACACGCATTGTATTGCCTTTATAGAAGAGATGCATGGATATATCAACAACAACAAACAGAAGAAGGAAGAGAATTTTTAAAAGATTTATATACTTTGCAACAATCAGAAGCTGATTATGACAAAATTAATGAAGTATCAATTAAAGCTTAGCTTGATTGATACTTTTTTTATAAGGAGGTTTAAGTATGAGTGGAGAAAATCCAAGTGTTGAACTAGCACCATTACGAGGTTCTATAGTAATAGATTTAGATAATTTTAATGAAGGAATTGAAGAAGTAGAAAACAGGGTTGAGAGTTTAAAAGAATTATTTGATGATATAAGTTTAAATTTTAATTTAGATGGAATAGATGAAATACAATCACAATTAAGTGATGTTACAAGTGATTTAGACACATTAAATGATATGGATGTTAGCCCAGAAATTAATTCAGATAGTATAAGTTTAGTTTTAACTCAAATTAATAGTGTAAGAGAAAGTATAGATGCATTAAAAGATGAAAATGTAGATTTTGATTTAAGGATAGATGGATTAACAAGTGCAATATTAGCTATCGATGAATTAAAAGAACAATTAGATGCATTTAAGGATAGTCCTGATGTTGGACATGTAGAATTAACTGGAATAGCAGCTGCCCTAGCAAAATTAGAAGAGTTACGAACTACTGCTGAAGAAAGTATGTTTGAAGTTTCAGAAGGCACTGATGAAAGTAGCAATAGATTTAAACAATTTGGTGGAATAGTTAGTGGAGTAGGTAAAAAGTTAAGGCACTTTGGAATGCAGGGAACGATGATGTTTACTGTACCAGTTGTTATGGGATTAGTAAAAGCTAGTGAAGCTAGTGCAAAATTTGGAGCAAGTATAAATTTAGCAAAGAATGAATTTGGTAAAGCAAATACTACTGTACTAGATTTTTCAAACAATGCATTAAAAGGATTAGATATGTCTAATGGAGCAGCTTTATCACTTACAGATACCTTTGGATTATCAGTTAACGCGTTAGGTGCAAATAAAGTTCAATCAGCAGAATTAAGTATGGAGTTAACAAGATTAGCTCAAAACATGAATTTAGGTACAGGTGGAGCTATTAGTTTACAAGATGCTACACAAGCTTTAACAGGTATGTTAGGAGGACAAGATTATGCTTTAAAATCAATGGGTATTAGTTTAAGTAATACTGAATTAAATCAAGCTGCTTTAAATTCCCAATATCATAAAGCATTTAAGAATTTAACTCCTTATCAACAAGCAGTAATTGAAACTAAAGTAGTTCAAGATAAATTAAATAAGTCTTTAGGTCCATTAAATAAAAATTTAAATTCTCAATATGGTGCAACTGAAAGAGCAAAAGGAAGTTTTACAGAGTTAGCAGAAAATTTAGGAAGTACTTTAACTCCAGAAATAATTGGGTTAACTCATATTATCGAAAAATTAAATAATTGGTTTAGTCATTTATCTCCACATTCTAAGGATTTAGTAAAAGATGCAATAATAGGAGCTGCTGTATTACCACCTTTAGCATTAGCTATTGGAGGAGTTAGTTCAGTAGTAGATGTATTGAGTGGAGCACTTTTATTTTTAGCAGATAATCCAATTGTACTGGCTATAGCAGGAATATCTGGATTTGTTTTATGGTGCCATCATTTAGCTGATGAATCTAAAAAAAGTACTGAAGAAACAAAAAAGAACTTCATGAGATTAAATAAAGGAATTACTGTACCAATTAATGAAGCATCTAAAAATGGAAAAGAAAAGTTAGGTGGATTATCACGATATATGCTTAAAACTTCTTATGAAAGTACTAATAAGACATCTGAAAATTTTAAAACTATGGGGAAAAATATTAATAGTGATGTAAATAGTACTAAAAATAATGTTTCTAATAAATGGGGAGAAATGGCACATGATGTAACTAACAAAAGTAATTCTATGAGTTCAAATACTACTCAAACTTTTAGAGGTATGAATAAAGGGATTAATTCTTCAGTAAATAATACTACAAGTCATGTAGTAGGCAAATTTGCAGATATGAGAAATAATGTTACATCAACAAGTAGTAATATGAATAGCACAACTACTGTAACTTTTAGTTCAATGTGTAATTCTATAAGTAACTCCATGGATAGAGCAGGAGATTGGATAAGAAGCCAATGGAATCAATCATACAATGATACGGAAGCAAATGTTAATAATATTGAACGTAGTGCAGAAACACATTTTAATTCTATAGAAAATAGTATTGGGAATTATATGAATAGAGTTGCTATGCACATACATAGTGGATGGGATGCTGCTGTAAATGCAACAGGAAGAGAATTAGATAATTTAGATTCAGAAGCACATCAAAAATGGGGAGGTTTAGAATCATGGTGGAGTAATGTAGTAAAAGATTTACCTAATGATGTAAATAATATTGGTGGTGAGTTAGAACAGGCTGGAAGTAATATTATTAATTCGTTATTAAGTGGAATAGAAGGAGCTTGGGGAGATGTTACAAGTTGGATAGGAAATGCATTAAGTAATTTAGCAAGTTCAGCAGATTCAGAAGCACATCATATTATATCAAGTATTGATGGTTCTCATGCTACTGGATTAAATTATGTCCCATGGGATGGATATAATGCAACATTACATAAAGGCGAGATGGTTCTGACAGAAAGTGAAGCAAATCAATATAGAAATGGTGTAGGAGTAGGAGGTAATACTAATATAACTGTAAATACTAGTAGTTCTGATCCTTATGAAATCGCTTCATCAGTTAGAAGAACATTAAATCAATTAGCCAATGGATTTTAGGAGGTACATATGAAATTACAAATAATTAATACTGTTACAAATGCAACTATTACATTTGATGATAAGAGTTATGTTTTAAATAATTTTCAAGCAGATAATACTAAAGTTACTCATAATACTAGTAAAACTATAAAAGAAATAGGAGAATATTTAACTGCTAGTTCTGTATCTAGTAGGGAAATAGATTTAATGGGCTATATTATAGGTGAATCTAAAGCTGATTTATTAAATAAGCAACATAAATTAATGAATTTAATTAATCCACTTCAAACCCTAACAATTATAGTTAATAACTCATTTCAAATTGAAGTTAAAGCACTCCAAACAGTTCAGTGGGGTGCTACATGGGATAATAATAACGATCAGTTTATAAAGTTTAGTATTACATTTTTAGCACCAAATACCGTGTGGAGAGATATCTACCCCACACTTATTGATTTTTCTCCTTGGGTAGATGGGCTTATATTCCCAATTAGTATTCCAGAAGATACAGGAATGATATTTGGGCATAAAACTAGAAATTTATATACTAGCTTTTTTAATCCTTCAAACATAAAATTAGGTGCAAAATTTACATTAACTTGCTTAGCAGAGGTTACAAATCCAAGTATCATTAATTTATCCACTCATGAAGAAATGAATTTAGATGTTACTTTACAGCCAGCTGATGAGTTAATTATAATAACTGATTTTAATAAAAAATCTGTAACGTTAAATGGAGAAAGTAAATGGAAAATTTTTAAGTTTTTAAATTCAAAGTGGTTAACTATACAACCAGGAGAAAATACATTTACATATAAAACAGAAAATAATTCAGAATTAATGCTAAATATTCAAGTTGAGTTTTATCAATCTTACTGGGGGGTGTCTAAATGGTTGAATTAACAATAGGTGTTTACAATACTGACTTTGAGCTTATAGGTGTAATAGATGAAATAGAAAATTTGCAAATAACTAATAATTTAACTACTAGCAGTACATTTAGTTTAAATGTAGTCTTAACTCCAGAGTTAGCTCAAATATTAAAAGTAGATAATTATATTATCTTAAATCGTGAAAATGAATATAAAGCAAATGTATTTATTATAGAATATCAAAATATAAACTTAAGTTCGGATGGTACATATAGCTTACAAATACAAGGTAGAAATTTAGTAAGTTTATTAGCACGTAGAGTTGTTACTAAATTATATAATGTTACAAATATAAATGCTGAAACTATAATTAAAGCCCTTATTTTTAATGAATTAATAAATACTATAGAAGCTAGAAAAATAAATAATTTAAATTACATAGATAATACTTTAATAAATACTTTAGTAACTTATTCAAACTCTCAACTTTATAGCAATTTATTAGATGAAGTTACAAGTATTTTAACAGTTGCGGAGCTAGGAATAAGTATAACTTTAAATTTAAAAACAAGAGAATTTAACATAGAGCTATATATTGGACAAGATAAAACATTAAATGCAGATTATCCAATTATTTTTTCTACTGAATTAAATAATATTATGAGCGAGGAATTTACACATAGTACTAAAGATTATGTAAATGTAGCTTATGTATATGGGGAAGTAGGAACGAGTGATACACAAGAATTAGTAATAGTTGATCCTAGCTCAGCAAATGGAATAAATAGATATGAACAAAGTCTAAGTGCTGACTTACAAGGAGTTACATCTGAATATCAAGCAGATTTACAAGGAATAACAACAACAGATTATAAAACTGTATTTCAAAATTCAGGCGAAATTTATATCAAAAATAAAGATTTATATAAATGTTTCAGTGCTAACCTTAATATTGACAGCGAGATTCAATTTAGGACTGACTTTAACTTAGGTGATACTATAACATGTATATCAAATGAGTGGGGAATAAATGAAGATTTACAAATAACTCAAGCAGTAGAAACATGGAGCAATAAAGGTTATAGCGTGTCATTTCAATTAGGTAAATCATTACCAACGCTAGTTGAAAAGTTGAATCGAATAAAATAAGGAGGATATTATGGAACAATCTAGCTTTTTTAATGCAGAAAAAACGGCAAATGGTACTTATGATAGAACATACAATGCAGAGGATTGGGCTGCTTATTTTGCTACTTTTGTAGGAAATGGAGTTAGTTGTACACCAACTACCAATTTACAAGTTGAATCTAGTTCTGGAATGAATGTAATTGTTAATTCTGGGGTAGCTTTTATAAATGGATATAGATATGAAAATACAACTCCTTTAACAGTACAAATTAATCAAGCTAACTCTACTTATGATAGAATTACTAGCATTATTTTAGAGTTGAATCTAAATAATAGAAATATTATTTGTACAACTCTTGATGGAACAGCAGAGCCTAATCCACAACCACCGACTTTAATTCGTACAGATAGTATATATCAATTACAGTTAGCTACAGTATATATATCAGCAGGGGCAACTAATTGTGGAGCTATAACAGATACTAGAGAGAATAAAGAAGTATGTGGATTTTTGAATATACTAGTTCCAGCAAATAATAATTTAAATTATTTAGCTCCGATATTAAATGGATATTATATGGGAAATCAGACAGCGATAACAGGAAAATTTATATCAGATTTTGATACAGTTTTAGAAGCTGGATATTATTCATATGCAACTAGTATGAACACTAAACATATTCCACCAAATTGTGCTTATGGAGTAGTAGTAGTTATTGTTGGAAGTGTTGCACAGGGACAAATATCATATAATAACCTAAACAACTGGATTTGGCAAATTGTATATGATACTTCAGGAATAGTAACAATGAGATATGCTGTAGATTCTGGATGGAGTTCATGGAGTGTAATGGCAACTACTTCAAATGAAACTTTTGAAAATCCTACATTCATAGGAACTATTACTAATAAGGCAACAGTAACTGGTGGAACTTATAAGAATGCCTGTGTCGAAGATACAGGAATTAACTCATGTGGAATATCAGATTCAACTTTGAGTGGAAGTATAGTTAATAAGGCAATAGTAACTGGTGGTGAATACGAAAATCCAACTTTAACAGGAAAAGTTAACATAAATGATGGATTATTCAATAATGGTAATCCTATTGTTAATGCAAGTACCTTGAATGTTAGTAATGTACATGTACAGGATAATGTTACAGGAACTATAAATTTAGAGTACTGGGCTTTAAATGCTGGGCTATTAAGTACTACCACTAATAATTTAACGTGTGGAATTATAAAAGCAAGTATAACATTAGATAGTAATTGTACTTGGACTAATAAAAATCCTATTTATTTAAATGTAGAAGGATTCCCAAATGCTAATGCAATGACAGTAACATATCAAAAGAACTTTGTGGTTGGATGTGGACAAAATGTTATAGTACTAAACGGAAATAATGCATATCTTAACGCTAATCAAACATATACAGAGTACGCTCTAATATATGGATAGGAGGATAATATGGAAGATATAAAAACAACTAATGTTGAAAATAAACCTATAGAAAAAATAGAGAAAACATATTCTTTTTATAATTTATTAGTTTTTGATAAAGAGCTAAATATAGTTAATTTAATTAATTTTTCTAATAGAAATTTAAAAGACAATATTTATGATGACAATTCATTTTATATAGAAATATCGGTTGAATTATTTGGAAAGATTAGAAAATTACTTGATTCAAATAAGTTAAAGCTAACTAAAAATCCAATCCAAGAACAAATAACTATACAAGATGTACAAGCTACACCTTTACCACCTCAACCACCTACAAAAGAAGAATTAGTTAATAAAGCTCTTTTAGAGCAAACAATTCAGATTACAGAACTAAATCAAAAAACAGATGGATTAGCACAAGGAATAATGGAAGGTGTAATAAAGCAATCAAAAACAGATAAAAAAATAAATGCTTTATCAAAAGCAATTTTAGAATTAACAATGAAAGGAAGTCTATAATATGAGTTTTGAAACAATAAAAGAATTTTATGAATTAGGATTATGGAGCAGTTCAGATTTACAACAGTTAGTAAAAAGTAATGTTATTACAGAAGAACAATTCAAAGAAATAGTAGAACCTCAACAAGTACAATCTGTAAGTTCAGAGAAACCATTAGTACAACAGGAAGTAACAGCTAGAGGTTAATCATGGATTCAAAAGAAATAAAAGAAAAATTAGAAGAGCATAGCAATAGAATTGATAAATTAGAAAAGCAGAGTATTAGGTCAGAAAATAGAATAGATAATTTATGTGAGAAATTAGATCACTTAATTGATTCATTGGATATGTGGACACATAAACTTACAACAGCTATTATAACTGCTGGAATTACAGGAGTAGTGAGCTTGATGATTTTTATTATAGAAAAACATATTTAGAAAGGAGAATATATTATGAAAAGTTTTAATACAAAAAATTTAGATAATAAATTTAAATTAAATGACATACTTAATAAAGTTCCATTAGGAACAGAATTATACATATGTAATGATGGTTCTAATGTTTGGGTAGAGAGTCAGCCCTTAGAGGATGATATATATAATTTATGCACAGAAACATTAGGAAAATTATTAGAAAAGAAAAATAATATATCTTGGGGAAAAGTTACTGCAAGAGATGGGCTTCATGTAAGAAAACAAGGAAGCTTAGAAGCAGAAATAATAAATGTATTAGATTATGGGCAAAGTGTACATATAATAGGTCAAAATGAAGAATGGTATGAAATAGATAAACCTTGTAATGGATGGGTTTATAAAATGTATATTGAATTATCAAAGGTACAACCATTATATAGACCTATTCAAAAAAATCAAGAACCACAAATTAAATGGGGAAGAACAACAGCAGAAGCAGGATTAAATATAAGAGCAGAAGGTGATATAAATGCACAAATAGTAAGTGTATTAGATTATGGACAAAGATTTCATGTAGTAGGGGAAAATGATAAGTGGTATGAAATAGATAAACCTTGTAATGGATGGATATATAAAGAATATACTAGTTTATCAAATACACCACATACTATTTCAGATAATTTATTACAATTTACTAAGTCTTGGGAAGGATTTTCAGCTACACCTTATCAAGATGCAGGAGGAAATTGGACAATAGGTTATGGAATATGTACATATAATCAAAGACCAGATTATACCATGACAGAAGCAGAAGCAAGTCAGCAATTAGAAAATACTTTAAATGATTTAGCATCACAATTATATGAGGTTGTAGGGGAATATGACTTAAATCAATCAGAATTTGATAGTTTAGTAGATTTTTCTTATAACCTAGGATTAGAAGCATTGAGAAGTTCAACTTTATTAAGAAATATAAATGCATGTAAAAATAATTCCACTTTAATGGAAGACTTTAGAATGTGGTCTTATTGCGATGGTAGACCATTAGACGGATTATTAAGAAGAAGAACAGCAGAAGCACAAATGTGGCTTTACGGACAATATAACAATAATTAGGAGGAATATATATGAATCAATTACAAATGGAAATAGTTCAGATTTGTATTTCATTACTATTAGTGGTTATAACTATAACATCACATTTAATATTAAAAGATGAAAATAAAAAGATTAAAGAACATTTACCGCAAATAGGGTATGTGGGAGAAAATATTCTTAAAGCAATAAAAGAAGCAGCTAAAGTTGATAATACTATTTTTCCTAATTCATTAAGTGGACAAGCATTAAATGAGGTAAGTAATCTATTAAGCACATCTTTTAGTAATATAGAAAAAAACATAATAGATAATAAAAATTCAGATGAAATTGCCTTAGAATTAGCAGCAGAAATTAAGAAGTTAATAAATAAACCTTCAGGACCACAAAATATAGAAGATAAACCAGTTGGATAAAATAAAAGCTACCTAAATTTATAGGTAGCTTTTTTATATAAAACGATAGAGAGGATTAAAATGAAAAAAACAATGGTAAATACTAAAACTAATATTTATGATGAACTGTTATTTTAAGTTCATGTTTAGCTTTCTTTGAATGTGATTTTCTTTTAGTACAATGTCTTTTAGTGTGATGCTTTTTAGTTAAAGTTGTTCTTCTTTTTCTTCTAGCCAT